CAAAACACTTACTTCAAGACCCGGAACAACAACGATCTGAATCGCGCCCGGTCGCTTGAAAAGGAAATCGACGCCGAAATCAAGCGCGTCGATGCGGTCGTCGCGGAACGATCCGCCGGGCCGTCATTATTCGACAATCAATAATTCAACCATAACGCAATGAAACTTTTCTTCTATGACTTGGAAACGACCGGCACGATGGTCCATCGGCACGGCATCCATCAGATTTCCGGCATGATCGTCATCGACGGCCAGATCAAGGAAACCTTCGATTTCAAGGTCGCACCCAACCCGGCCGCGCAAATCGACGACGCGGCCCTTGCCGTCGGCAACGTCACCCGTGACCAGATCATGAATTATCCGCCGATGGATCAGGTTTACCATCAGATCGTCGGCATGTTGTCAAAGTACGTCAACAAGTTCGACCGCACCGACAAATTCTTTCTGGTCGGTTACAACAACGCGGCCTTCGACAACGCCTTCTTCCGCGCATTCTTCGTCCAGAACGGCGACAAGTATTTCGGTTCGTGGTTCTGGTCCAACACGTTCGACGTGATGGTCCTTGCAACGCCGGCCCTTGCCGCAAAACGGGCCGAAATGCAAGACTTCAAGCAAGCGACCGTCGCCGGCACGTTAGGCGTCGCCGTCGATCCGGAAAAACTGCACGATGCGTCATACGACATCATCTTGTGCAAGGCCATCTTCGACAAGGTTTGTGGAATCGTCTAAATCGGCACGCCATGAAAGTCAAAGTGTACAATTCCCACAAGGACAAGTTGATGAAGACCAAACACGCGTCCTTCTTCTTCCTTCCGGCCTTCGAATACGAAAATTGTTTGGGCCTTCGCATGTTCAACGTGTACGTCTTCGTCTGGAAGATCGTCTTCTTCTTGCACCCGGAACAATGAACGCACGCATCAGAAAAAAGGTCCTGAAAGCCTATTATCCGCAAGTCCATTCCGTGATCATGTTGTCCTTCATTCAGGGTGTCGATCCGGAAAAGGTGACGGTCAAGCCGGACGACGGGATCGACAAGCACATCATCAGGCATTTCCGCCGGATCCGACGCCTTGTCGGGATCGCGTCGCGGAAAAACCGTAAGACATTGAAAGTCAATGAAATAACAAAAACGGCCATCGCAAGAATGACCGGTCATTAGTTCCAGAACCGCCAAAACGCAACCAAAAATGTCGAAAATTTTCATATCTGGTCAGATTTCGGGCCTTCCGATGGCAAAGGCGAAGGCCGCATTTGACGCCGCCGCCGATCACCTTCGGGCGGAAGGACACGAACCGGTCAGCACGTTCGACAACGGCCTTCCGGACGGGTCGTCGTGGGATCAACACATGTTGGCGAACATCGCCCTGATGATGACGTGTGACAAGATCTTCATGATGGACGGATGGGAACGGTCGCGCGGATCCCGTGTCGAATACAAGTTCGCGGTCGAACGTCGGATGCCGGTGATCTTCGCGACGGATTCGAAGATGGTCGCGGTCCGGATGGAAATGGTCGATTGGATCAAGGAAGCAATCGGCGAAGTGTTCGGCACGCCATACGAATATTTCTGCAACCAGACGACGCGCACGGCCTTCCATGCACGGGCGATCTTCATCCATCATTGTTCTTATGACGCCGGGATCCCGGTCGAAACGATCATGCGGATGGTTCACCGTAAGCATTCGACGGTGTTGTACGCGATCAAGAAGTATCAGGATTCGTGTCGATACGACCCAGAATTTCGTGAATTGGCCGCGAAGGTCCGGAAATTATTATTATCTTCGCATCGGTATCAAAATGATACGGAATAGATGCATTTGTAATGCATTTGCATACCAAAAGCAAACACACAACCCAATGGAACCCAAGAATTTGAACACGTTGTCCATCGCCGCACATGGCGCGGCGGTCGAAAAGGGATTCTGGAAGGCGCGGCCGTCCCTTTCGCATTGTCAGGCGCTGATCTTCACCGAAGTGTCCGAAGCGATCGAAGCGGACCGCAAAGGCCGTCATGCCGACGTCGAATTGTTCGACCGCCGTATGGCCATCAGCGACGCGGAATTCATCGGCGCCTTCGAATCGCACATCAAGGACACGGTGGAAGACGAACTTGCAGACACGGTGATCAGGATCCTTGATCTTGCCGGAAGTCTGGAATTGGACTTCACCCGTGTCAGCGCGACGACGTACTTCCGCCAATTCCACAAGTTCGATTTCCCGGAAAACGCGTATGGTTTCATCAAGGGTTTCTGCAATGAAAACATCCCGATCATCCGCCGGATCGTGTGGGCGATCGCATACATCGAAGGGTGGGCCGAATACGAATACTTCGATCTTTGGTGGCACGTCGAAAAGAAGATCGTCTACAACGCGACGCGGCCGGTCCTTCACGGAAAGAAGTATTGATCCGCATGTCCGACCAGATCGATCAGGATCAGGAACCGATCAAGGACCGTTGTTTCCTTTGCGGAAAGGCGATCACGGATCCCGAAGCCGCCGGCCATGCCGACGACGACGGTTGGTTCATCTGCAAGGATTGTCAGGAAAGGATCAGCCGGAAGGCGTTTCGCCTTGACCATCTGGACGGACGCGGACTTGTCAAACCATCATAATCAATTTCAAACACAATGTTCATTTCCGAAGTGATCGGCAACATTGGAAGCGACGCCGTTGTCCGGGACATTTCCGGCAAGAAGTTCGTTTCATTTAGTGTCGCGCACACGACCAGAAGCCGCGATCAGTACGGCAACACGACCGAATCAACCCTTTGGGTGTCGTGCCTTTGGTACGGTGACGGCGGCGGCCTTTTTCAGTATCTCAAACGCGGCGCGAAGGTCTTCGTCCGGGGCCGCACGACCATCAAGCCGTTCACCCGGCGCGACGGATCCTTCGACGTCGGTGTCAATCTGGACGTTTCTGAAATTCAGTTGTGCGACATGAAGCGCGACAATGATCTTCCTGAATCCTAACCGGCCTTGTTCAGTTTGTTCAAAAGACGGATGCCGGACAACGAAGTCCGGGCCGTCGCAGAAATGCAGAAGGAAATCGATACCTATGAACACGCGATCGACCTGATGACCCTGATGTTTTCGGATCTTCCGGTCACGTTCCCTGACTACGGAAACGATCACGATCATCTGAAATATGTGATTTCGATGGTGCGCCGGACCTTGAAGGACAACGATCACTTCCGTAACCAGATCAAGGATCTGACGGCGCAACTGATGGACGCCCGTGAAGATCTTCGTCGTATGACGACGATGGCCGGGCCAACCGACAAGGCGCAATGAAGCACGATATTGTCATTGGCATTGATCCCGACGTCGACAAGAACGGCGTCGGGTTTCTTGAAGTCAGGACCCGGAAACTTGAAGCGGCCGCGTTGACGTTCCCGGATCTTCTGGATTACCTTGCAGACGTCCGCAAGAAGGCGACCGAAAACGACCAGACCGTCGTTGTCGTCGTGGAAGCATCGTGGAAGGACACGACCAATTGGCACACGACCAGATGGGAATCGCGCCGCGTGTCGACGTCGAAAGGGTATGACGTCGGCCGGAACCATGAAACCGGTCACAAGATCGTCGAAATGTGCCGTCACTACGGTCTGGACGTGATCGAACATCATCCGTTGAAGAAGGGATGGCGCGGACGGGACGGAAAGATCACGATGGAAGAACTTTCGTACTTCACCGGGATCACCGGCCGGACCAATCAGGAAATGCGCGACGCGGCCCTTTTGGCATGGTGTTTCGCCGATCTTCCGGTCAGGATCAAGGTCGGCAAATAGGCGCCTGATCCGGACAATCGGTTGGAAATGTGTTGAACGCGTATCATTTTGATACGGGAATCCGTTACATTTGCAATGCAATTGCAAAATCAATCCATCAACACACTATGAAACCGATCAATTTCAAGCAATCCACAAAGACCCTGATGTCGCCCGGATGCGGCGATCTTCCGGTCTATTCCGACGGCAAGACCGTCATTTCGTGTTGGAAGCCGTCCTTCGGCGAACGCGTCAAGATCCTTCTGACCGGGCGCGTGTACGTCGGCGTCAAGTCCGGCAACACCCAACCGCCGATGTACGTCGACGCGGAAACGCCGTTCAAGGCCGCTTCCGTCGCCGATTGGTTCCGTTGGTTGTGGGCGACCATCAAGGAAAAGTTCAACGACCTGATCACCGGCCTGAAACGTCAGGACGTCCGCAAACATGTCCTTGCCGGCTTCCTGATCGCGACGATCGTCAGTTTCCTTGTCGGATCCATCCTTCCGAATCCGAAGATCGCCGTCTGGTTCGGGTTGGGTGCCGCCGTCCTGATCGGCGCCGCGAAGGAACTGATTTATGATCTTTGGATGAAGAAGGGAACGCCCGAATGGATCGACTTCATCGGGACGACCATCGGCGGCATCGTCGGGACCATCCTTGCCTTCGTCATCATCGTCTTGACAATGCTTGGATGATGAAGGATCCGAAGATCAAGAAGGCGAAGATCGGCGACCTGATCCCGGACACGTTGAACTTCAACAAGGGGACGGAATTCGGCGGTCATCTTCTGGAAAAGTCGGTCGATCGGTTCGGTGCCGGTCGATCGATCCTTCTTGATAAGCACGGCCGGATCATTGCCGGCAACAAGTTCACCGAAAAGGCCGGCGCCGCCGGTCTGGAAGACGTCCTGATCGTCCAGACGGACGGTCACACGGTCGTCGCGGTCCAACGTACCGACGTCGACCTTTATACGCCGGAAGGGCGCGAAATGGCGCTTGCGGACAACGCGACCGCGAAAGCGGACCTTGATTGGGACGAAGATGCCTTGCAGAAGGCCGTCGAAGAATATAACGGCTTCGATCCGTCCGATTGGGGTGTCGAAGCGGTTCTGGATCCGGGCGACGGATCCGGTGACGGCGACGGCGACAACGGCCCGGCCGGCAAGGAACGGAAGACATTCACCTTTTCGCCGATCCAGATCGAAAAGATCATGGAATGCATCGACATGATGCAAGCACGGGACCCGATTGGATGCGATGAAACCTTCGGAAACAAGGATCGCGACGCCAACGCCCTTTTCCTGATCTGCATGGAATGGAAGACGCGGAAATAACACTTTGATACCATGCCGCGAACGAAGTACACGAAAGCGATGGTCAGGCGGATCACCGACCTGATCGCAAAGGACACTTATTCGATCACGGAAATATGCACGATGGTCGGCATCGACCGTCACTTGTTTTCCAGATGGAAGGAACGGCACCCTGAATTCGCCGAAGCGGTCGAAGAAGCCGAAAACCGCCGGACGGAAAGCCTTGTCACGGAAGCGCGGAAGTCCCTGATGAAGAAGATCACCGGTTACGACGTGATCGAAACGAAGACCGTCACCGCGCCGGATCCGAAAGGAAAGTTGGATCCGTCGACCGGCAAGCCGAAGGCGAAGGTCGTCAAGCAAACGACGGTCAAAAAGCATCTGGAACCGGACACGACCGCGATCATCTTCCTTCTGACGAACGCGGATCCTGAACACTTCAAGAACCGGCATTCCAACGAAGTCACCGGAAAGGACGGCCGGGATCTATTCGCCGACCGGACCGATGAAGAATTGAAGGAAGAATTGCGCGGACTGATGCGTGTCATCGACGGCGCCGAAGCGAAGGAATAAATGTCGAAGGTCGAACAACGTGTGATCCTGAAAGACGCGATCTTGAAGGCGCGTGCCGTCGCAAACGGCATGTGCCGCGACGATCTTTTGCGGTTCACGTTGAAGACCATGCCGACGTTCACGCCGGCGGACTTCCATCGCAAGTATTACGACCTTCTGGACCGATTCGCGAAGGGCGACATCAAGAAACTGATGGTCTTCATGCCGCCGCAACACGGCAAGTCGGAAGGATCGACGCGCCGTCTTCCGGCGTATCTGGTCGGCCGGGATCCCAACAAGCGGATCGCGATCATTTCCTATTCCGACACGAAGGCCCGGAAATTCAATCGCGAAGTACAACGGATCATCGACGATCCGGTCTACCATGACATTTTCCCGGACACGATCCTGAACATGTCGATCGTGTCGGAAGAACGGATCAAGGGTTACGTCAGGACATCGGAAGAATTCGAAATCGTCGGACATCGCGGATCCGTGAAGGCCGTCGGCGTCGGCGGTCCGTTGACCGGTGATCCCGTCGACATCCTGATCATGGATGACTTGTACAAGAACGCGAAGGACGCATGGTCGCCGACGATCAGGGAAACCGTCAATGATTGGTACGATACCGTCGCCGAAACCCGTCTGCACAACGATTCGCAACAACTGATGGTCTTCACACGTTGGCACATCGACGATCTTGCCGGCCGAATGATCAAGATGGACGGCCTTTTCGATCCGGAAACGAACCCGGACGGATGGGTCGTCGTCATTTTCCCGGCGATCAAGATCGGCGGACCGACGGATCTGGATCCGCGTCAGGAAGGCGAAGCGCTTTGGCCGCAACGCCATTCCCTTCGGTCCTTGCAAGCGATCCAGAAGAAGAACCCGATCGTGTTCGGATCCTTGTATCAGCAAGATCCGCGACCGGCGGAAGGCATGTTGTACGAACGCGGTTTCAGGACGTATTCCGTGATCCCGTATGACGCCGTGATGAAGCGGAAGAATTACACGGACACGGCCGACGACGGATCCGACTACCTTTGTTCGATCGATTACGTCGAAACGACGACGAACATGTACGTCCTTGATGTCTTGTACACGCAAAAGCCGATGGAAGTCACGGAAACGCGGACGGCCGAAATGCTTTGCAAGGACAACATCGACACGGCCATCATCGAATCGAACAACGGCGGCAAGGGATTCGCCCGTGCCGTCGAACGGATCGTGCGCCTGATGGGAAACAAGACGACCGCGATCGAATGGATCCCACAAACCGACAACAAACTGACGCGCATCTTCACCCAATCGGCCGCCGTCCAGAACCTGATCGTGTTCCCGGAAGGATGGGACAAGTTGTGGCCGGTCTTCTACAATGCCGTGACCGGCTTCCTTCGCGTCGGCAAGAACGAACACGACGACGCGCCTGATGTCCTGACGGCCATGACCGAACACTTCGGCGACGACGAAGAAGGTCAGGATCTGACGGGATTGTTTTAGCACATCATCAAACATCATCAGATATGAAAATCAAGGAAATCATTGATTCAGAGAATCAGCAAGTCATCATCGATGAACTGAAATCGCGCCGGTACATCGATGAACCGGACGTCGAAGCCGCCGAAAAGGCGTTGGATCCGATGAAACATGACGTCTTCGATCCCGTGTTGCGCCCGGACAAGATGGTCCGTGTGCCGCCGGAAGAAGTCGCCGCACGAAGCGCGACATCCGTCATGGTGACGAAGAAGGTCGACGGCAAGGACGCCGTGTTCCGTCAGGAACCCGTCGCCCGGATCGGTCTGGATCTTCCGTCCCTGATCGTCAAAAGGGCCGTCGCCATGATCTTCGGAAACGACGTGATCGTCAACGCGCAACCCGAAGACGACGCCCAAAAGAAGGTCTTGGACGTGATGAACAAGATCCGTCATTCCGTCAAGGAAAGTTCCCTGAACCGGAAGATCGCCCGTGCGATGTTTTCGTGCAAGGAAGCGGCCGAATTGTGGTTCGCCGTCCCGGTCGATCCGAAGGATCCGAAGAAGAAGACGAACAAATACGGCATCGAATCGCCGTTCAAACTTCGGTGCGTGCCGTTGTCGCCGTTGAACGGTGACAAGTTGTTCCCGTACTTCGACCAGACCGGCGACATGATCGCCTTCGGCCGTGAATATTCCCGTCAGGACGAAAAGAAGGTCACGCACACCTATTTCGAAGCATGGACCGACGAAGAACACGTCGTTTGGGAACGCACGCAGACCGGATTCGAAGTGATCCTTTCCGCCGCGCACGGCATCGGCAAGATCCCGGTCGTGTTCGGCAATGAAGACCAGACCGAATTCGAAAAGGTCGTCGTCCTGATCGACCGTCTGGAAAAACTTCTTTCCAACTTCGCCGACACGAACGACTATCACGCATCGCCGAAGATCTTCGTCAAGGGAAAGATTCTTGGATTCGGCAAGAAGGGCGAATCCGGCCAGATCCTTCAAGGCGACAAGGACACGGATGCACATTACCTTTCATGGGACAACGCGCCGGAATCCGTCAAGACCGAAATCGAAACCCTTCTTCGCATGATCTACACGATGACGCAGACGCCGGACATTTCCTTCGATGCCGTGAAGGGGATCGGATCCATTTCCGGGACCGCGTTGAAACTTCTTTTCACCGACGCGCATTTGAAGGTTCTGGACCATCGCGAAGTGTTCGACGAATATCTGGAACGCCGGTACAACGTGATCAAGGCATTCATCGGCCAGATGGACGTGAACGGCCTGAAAGCCGCCGCCGATTCCCTGATCACCGAACCGGAAATCCGTCCGTTCATGATCACCGACGACGCGGCCGAAATCGACATGTGGGTGAACGCGTCCGGCGGTCAGGCGATCGTCAGTCAGGAAACCGCCATCCGTCGTTCTTCCGAACTGACCGGCGTCACCGATCCGAAGGCAGAAGCCGAAACGATCAACGCCGAAAGCAAGGCCAAATCGACGTTCAATTTGGCCGAACCGACGGATCTATTGGATTAGGTGTCGAAACGCCGGGAAACCGGCCAAATTAGGGCGAAATGGCAAGGAAAAAGAAGTTAAAGAAACAAGATTCCATCCGGGACGCGTTTTCCTTCGACGGATTCGAAGCGAATCATTTCCGTCGGACGGAATCGTATGCGGCCGCCATCGATCGGTTGTACGACGCGGCCGTCGCGGATTTCGCCCGGTTGGCGTCGACGGTCACGGTGGATCCTGACAAGCCTTTCGAATTCGCGAAGGGTCCGGCGTTTCAGGCGAAGGCGCAAGAAATCGTCGATAGCCTTGCGGCCGGCATGTCCGCCGTGATCCGTACCGGCACCGAAAAAGAATGGTTGTACGCCAACCAGAAGAACGACGCCTTCCTTCGGCACATCATGGACACGTCGAAGATCGGCAAGCGCACCATGAACAAGTTGTCGGACCGGAATCTGAACGCCCTTGACGCCTTCCAGAAACGCAAGGTCGGCGGTCTGGATCTATCACAACGCGTTTGGCAATACGCCGGGCAAACGAAGTCCCTGATGGAAATGGGAATCGACATCGCGGTCGGCGACGGCCGTCCGGCGACGCAGTTGTCACGGGATCTTCGGTCTTACCTTCACGAACCGGAAAAGTTGTTCAGGCGCGTCCGTGATAAACACGGCAATCTGGTCTTGTCGCAACGTGCGGCCGCGTACCATCCCGGACAAGGCGTCTATCGTTCATCGTACATGAACGCGATGCGGTTGGCCCGTACTGAAATCAATATGGCATACCGGGACGCAGATCGGCGCCGTTGGGCCGCGATGGACTTCGTTGTCGGCTTCCGTGTCGTCCTTTCCAATACGCACCCGGAAAAGGACATTTGCGACAAGTTGGCCGGCGAATATCCGAAGGACTTCGTGTTCAAGGGTTGGCACCCACAATGCAAGTGCCATGTCGTCCCGATCCTGATGGACCGCGATGAATTCAACACGGACGAACTGAACGAATTGAAGGCCGCGATCAGGGGCGACAAGTACGAAGCGATGGCGTCCAGAAAGACCGTGACCGACATCCCGGAAGGATTCAAGGATTGGATCAAGGAAAACCGCGAACGATCCTTGTCGTGGGCGAAACAACCGTACTTCATCCGGGACAACTTCGCCGGCGGCACGTTGGAAGGCGCCTTGCAGTTGAAGAAGCCGACCATCGCCAAACCGCAACCGAAGACGAAGGATTGGAACGACATCGACGAAGCCGAACGGGACCGGTATCAGGACCGGTTCGAACGGATCTTCATGTCCGACGAATGGGATGATCTGGTCTTCGCGTGCCGATGGTATTCCATCGACATGTCGCTGATCTTGAAGATGAAGAACGCATGGCCGGCCAATTACGACCAGATCGCCGCGATCGAAGCGGAATTCAACCGGTTGAAGGCACAATGCGACGCGACGTCCGCAACCATGCGTCAGGCGGCGAAGACCTTTTCCGATCAGGTGGACGTCCTTGTCGAAGAATCCGCCATCTGGTCCGGCAAACCGTTCTATCAGAAGACGGACGCCTTGTGGGATCTTACGAAGGACGACCGTTGGCCGAATTGGCCGTCTATGGAAAGCGCCCTGACGACTATAATCGAAGACGCGGACAAGGGCATCGCCGCCGGAAAGACGGCATTC